TGGGATCAACTTCCATCATTTTCATATTCATAGTAGGAGACAAATTAGGATCATAGCCATCGGCAAATTGTCTATACTCATAGTTAGGTCTATAATTTTTTATTTTATTTGGATCTGGATTATAAACATTAAATTTATCTTCACTACGACCACCAGCAAAAGCATTTGTATTTACAATACCTTGATCAATTATAGGTTCTTCTGTTGAAGTAGGTATCTCAAAAGGATTTGCTAAATATTGTTGTTGAGGGATATATTTAAAACCTGCGTCTCGTATCTCTTGGTCAGTAGCCATTACCTTCTTCCTCCTGGATGTATATCTAATCTAAATGTTCCTAGTTTCCAATCTTCACTTGTACTTGTGTTAGCAACTTCTAATGCAATCTGTCTAGCTCTTACTCTTACATCTTTTTTAGTTGTTGTAGAGTCACATGTAAACGAAGTAGTTGTTTCAGCACTGTTTGGATATAGTCTTGTTTTAAATTTTACTGCAGTGTTTCCTGTCTGTGAAATAAAATCTGGTATAAATCTACTAATTCTCATAATGTATTCGCCGTCTCCTCTAAGGTCTGGCATTCCTACTGTTTGTCCTGTTGAACTTCGTCTCTGTGTGATGTCAAAATCCCCTGATGTAATCGTTCCTATTACAGCAGTTGTTACACCACCAGCATTAATTTGATCGGTCCCTGTTTCCTGTTGATAGTATATCGTACTTCCGTCTGTATTACCAACAACATCTGATGACGCATTGTCTGCTAGTCTGTAGTAAGTTGCATGTGGCTTATCAAATACCGCAGAATCTTGCCACGCTGCTCTAGGTAAAGTACCGGTTGTCCATATAGGACGTTTAGGTGATGAGTCAAGATAGTTATAAGTAACTACCCTATCAATTTGATTTGAAGCAGATGTACAATAAAACCAATTCACTTCACCAAACAAATTATTTAAACCTGCATTAATAAGATCTCTAGATGTAGCATTTATATCATCATAGACATGGTCTTCTACAAGACACGGCATTGATTTTAATTGACCATCGTATGTAAAGAAACCATTTTCAGACATCCAATAAGCTGTACCATCAACTTCAATACACGCATTTTTACCAAACAATCCACAGTTAGTACCTACTTGTTCAAAAGCAAATACAAAATCTCCGCCTACAAACTTCATTAAAAATAGTGCAGTGTCGGTCCATACATAAATTGCATCTCTACCTTTAATGGCGCCCATAATTTTAGAACCATCAGCTAATCTTTGTGTACCAGAATTGTTTTCTGCTTTTACTGTGTAAGCATCTGTACCATCAATATTTTCTTGGTCTGAGAAACGTATAAACATATCGTCTTGTGTAGTAGATGAGCCTACAGTTGTTTCTGTACCAAAAAATACTAAGTGTCTATCCGGTGTAGATACCAATACATGACGTGATGCTGTAGGTGCATTTGCTAAAACAGTTGCACGTGTGTTAACAGCTCCTGGCGCAGAAGCGTCCCATTCAAAGCATTTACCATTGTATATAAGTGCAATTAATTTTGTACCATAGTTATCAAGAACCCATAGACCAGGGTCAATTGTAAAGTCAGAGGAAGCTGGATCTCCCCAACCAGCAAAACCAGAAATATCTGTAACTGTAGCACCACTACTATGTCCTGCTTTAGTAGTGCCGTTGACTTCTCTTGCACCACCACTTAAAGTATTTGTTGTAGTATTATTATTTGTAAAACTTATATCTTCTGTACCAATTCTTATTTCACCAGCAGAAGGAAAAGCTGCTGAGTTAGTTAATGGTATATCGGTTACAGTGTCATTAATAGTAGAAGCCAAAGTTGTAGTTGCAGCACCTAAAGAAGTACCACCAAATAAACCAGCACCCCATCCAAATCCACCTAATTGTTGTGATGGCCCTACGTGTTGATAGCATAAAATAGAAGCAGATCCACTACCGGATAAAGGTGTGCCGGTTTCTGTGCTTTCCATTGTAATTGTAAAAGTTGTTACAGTAGGAACTGATGTAACCATGTATTTTATATCTTCAAATGTAGCGTCAGTATAAGTAGATCCTACAGCAGTAACACCGCTTACTGAATCAAACATAACAATATCATCTTCAATTAATCCATGAGTCCCGGTACATGTTACTGTGACTGTTTTTGATGAAGATGTACTTGTAAAAGTTGCACCTGTTAAAGTAGTTCTTATAGGATGTATATCATAATATATACCTCCAGAGTATACATATAAGATTCTATTAGTGCCTATTGCTGCATATTTAATACCAGCATTATCGTCCCAATGATGAATGGCTCTTGCTGCACCTGTTAATTTTGTTTCACCTAATTGTTGCCAGCCCCCTATTTTTTCAGGTGTACCGTATCTAAAACGTACATTATCACCATCAAACCACTGCCCTTCAGCACCGGTCTCTGTGACTTGTTTATTAAATCCTGGAGCAAAGCCTAATTTTTGTAACATATAAAAACCTGTTTATTAGGTGTTATATCAGATTATAGGTGATTTCAATAGATTTTAAGCAGAGGGAATCTGTGGTGGATCATCCCCCTGCAAGCCTAATGTATAGACTATTTTTTAATTTTTGTCAACTTAGCACCCTTAAACCATCCTGGTAAACCTATCATAGGTCTACCATCAAATTCGTTTTGTTTTGCTAATTTAGAATTTTTTTTATTATAATGTAAAAATACTTGACCACAGTTTTTTCCTGTAAAAGGTTCTCTCCAATGTTCTAAATCACAACCAGAATATATTAACATGTCACCTGGTTTTAAATCTACTTTAACACCCGCTCGACCTTCTTTTCCTGTTGGGTCAAGATAGATCGGCCATGGTTCACCACCTAAATTTAATGTAGTTGATATTTCACAAGAATATCTATCTTTGTGTCTAGAAAGTATATCTCCATTTTTATATATTCTTGCATAAGAATAAGTTTCACTTAAATTTAATCCTGTATGTTTTTCCATAACAGGTTTTACTTCTTGTAATAATGTTTCCATAGCTGTGTCACTGTAGTGAGAATAAGTATTAGAAACTTGAGAATCATTCCAAATACCCCAATATTCTGTAAACGGAGAAATATATTTTGAATCAAATAATACTTTAGCTACGTCTCTTTTTTTTAAAAAATACTTATATATAAAATCTGCTAACTCTTTAGATATTGCATTTTTTAAAACACTATATTTATTTTTTTTGAACGACATTTAAAACTCCTTTTGGTATTGCTTGTATGTTCCAGTGTATAAATCTAAAAGGCTCATAACCTAAATCAACTGAATATTGATGTGGCATGTAAGATGGAAAAAACATCATACGGCCTGGTTTTACCGGATAATGAATTTGAGATGAGGCTTTAGTTACTTTTGTTTTATCTTTCTCTGGTAAAAGATTCATAAGATTACCTGGTCTTGGGTCTTCAAATATAGGTGCAGAGGTTTTTTCACTAGCTTTTAAAAAATAAAAACCTGAGATGTGACCATTCCAATGTGTATGTAAAGTATGATGACCACCACCTTTTTTACAAAACTCTTGTACCCAAAGTTCTGTTACAAATAAACTATGTCCTGATAAATCAAAACCCATTTCATCTAATAAATTATGTGCAGTAGCACCAATATAATCTTCTAACTTTTTAAACAAAGGATCACCTATTAAAGTAGTAGAATGAAAAACTTGTCCCATGTCTCCTTTATTACCATACTTTTTGTTTCTATCTTTTATATGTGGTTCAAGATTTAATTTGGATTGTTTAATATATGAATCTGATGCTTTGTTTAACGAATCTACAAATTCTGGTTGATCTGCAAACCATATAGGACATTGAAAAAATTCTTCTCTAGCTAGTTCTTTTGGATATTCTTTTTTCATAATTATTTAAATGGCCATCCTAAATTCCACATGACTAAACTATATCTTGTTCCTTTTTTAACTGGACATACTCTATGCCATACATCAGATGGAAATACAACTATAGAACCTTTTGGTAATATTTCAGTGCATTTTCTAACATCTCTTTTTTTATCAGGATCTGCATCTCTAAAATCAAATTCTAACTCACCACCTGTGTAGTCTTTTGGATCTGATAAAGAACAAGTCACCGATAGTTTTCTTATTTTACCATTTAAATTTTGATCTTGTGGATTATTGTATGAACCTTTCCAGCTATCACAGTGCCAACCATAATATTGATTTTTACTATACTTTGTAAATTGACAAGACTCACTAAAATCCCATTGAAAATTCCAACCAGCGTTTTGATTTGCTTGATGAACATATGGTTGTATTTCTTTATAAATCCATCTTTCATTTAACCAGACTATATTAGAGTCTCTTTTATCTTTTAAATTTTTAACATCTTGTTTTGTTAATTTGTCTTTTGATTGCGCTCCTCCTGTTAAAGCCATTTGATCTTTAATTGAAGATGCATATTTAATTAACTCATCACAAAATCTAGGAGATAATGCAGAGGTAAAATACCAGTAATAGTTTTTTAAATTCATATATCTTTATGAATTAACTATATACTATTATTAAAATAATTAAAGAGTTAAAGTTCCTGTTACAGTAAACTTAGCTGTTTTAGTGCTACCACAAGTAACAATTGAGTTTGCACATGGTGTTACAGCCATAGATGGAGGTGCGTTAGTAACTCTAATTGCAGCAAAACCTGAACCACCTGAACCTGCAGTAGGAGGATCAAAACATCCACCACCGCCACCGCTTCCAGTATTAGCAGTTCCATTACCTGCATTAGTACTTGGGTCAGCACCGTCTCCACCACCAGCTTGTCCATTACCTGGGTTTGGTGATGGTGAGTTTCTAGCTCCACCTCCGCCGCCACCAGCAAAAGCTCCACCATTAGGTAAAGGAACTCCTGGGAAAGATGGTGCCATGTTTTTACCTACTCCACCATTTCCGCCATTATTACTTGGGTCAGAAGAAGCACCAGCACCACCAGAACCACCACCTCCACCGGCAGCTACTGTTCCAGGGTTATTTCCTGGGCCTCCATTATTTCCAAAACCATAAAAAGCACTATATCCAGGTTGAGCAGGTTGAATAGCATTTCCTGCTGATCCAGTTGCTCTATTTCCTCCACCACCAGATCCACCATCTAAACCAGAACAACCTGCACCTTTTCCACCACCTTTAGCAATTAAAAAATTTATACTTGAATCTTCTCCAGTAGTTCTAGCAGCTCCACCACCACCAATTGTAATTGTATTAGTTCCTGTTGATAAAGCTAAACTTCCTGGGTGAAATACTAATCCACCAGCTCCGCCACCACCAAAACCTACATCAAAATTTGTTGGACCACCGCCACCACCACCGCCAGCTATTAATAATATATCTGCGCCAACAGCTGTAGCGTTAGTGTTTGCCCAAGTATCATTTAAAAGTGCTGATCTTACAGAACATAAACTCCATACACCACTTGCTCTTGTTAATTCTTTTACTACTACTATTCCTGAGCCACCGTTAGCTCCGCTAGAAAGTCCACCAGAACCTCCTCCGCCTCCGCCAGTATTTGCTTGACCTGCAGAACCCGCACCACCATCACCACCATTACCACCACCACCAGGTCCACCAGATCCAGGTGCAGCATCATTAGCTCCGCCACCAGTACAAGCTCCACCACCGCCTCCACCACCAGCGTATGTTACAGATGAACCTGTAATAGAATTTGCTGTTCCTGCTCCTCCAGGTCCTGATTGTCCTGGTGCAAAATTAGTTCCTACAGCTCCTGCTCCACCACCACCACCTGAAGCGTAAACTCCACTACCACCAGGCCTACCACCTGCTCCACCGTCATTACCTTGTGGGGGATTTGTAGGGGGTGTATTACCACAACCTTTTGCATCACCATTACTTGCTGAACCTCCACCACCTCCAGATCCACCAGGCATAGCAGAACAAGAAGCTCCTTTTCTTCCTCCACCTCCACCTGTAGATGTTATTGGATTTGATGGAATAGCTAAAACTGAATCATCTCCTCTATCGCCACCAGAACCTCCTGCTCCTCCAGCACCAACTGTTATAGGATAAGTTGTACCACCACAAACAGAAACACAACTTGCTGTTCTAAAACCTCCAGCTCCACCACCGCCACCACCTTCTGGACCATTACCTCCAGCACCAGATCCGCCTCCAGCAACAACTAGTGCTTCTACTACTCTAGTTCCACTATTTGTAATATAAGTTGGTGTTGTAGATAGTACAGAAGTTACACCATTTAATCCTCTAGAGGATTGGTTCTTTACTCCTATTACGCCGCCATTTAAGTTTCGTGTTGTCCCCATTCAATTTAATCCTTTTAACTAGGGATCCAAACTGAATTTGAATGATCCCAAGTGTATTCGTTACTATCATTATCTCTAGCCATCCACACTTGACCAGATTCATCCCAATAACAACCAAGCTCTATTCCATCATGCTCCTCTACTGAAGGGTATGGAACTGGTGCATCCCAATCATGTGTAGTTTCATTTAAACTCCATGAAGGAAATGGCTGTGGTGCTATAAAAACATCATCTTCAGGATCGTAGGTAAAACCTCTTCCTGCATACTGTTTTCTAAAATTATTATTATAAGAAGTTTGTATCCATTTAATTCCTGTTGCTGATAAAGGAATCATGGATTTTATATGCTCTGCAGCTTGTTCAGATTGATCACCACCGTTATTATCAACATCTTTATTATCAAAAACTAATACTCTAACAACTTTGTTATCTTTATCTAATTCTGCAAAATGTGCCATAATTTTTCTCCTAATCTCTTATACATAAAAAATTTTTTAAAATCAAATTATTACGTACCCCATTGTCCATTAACTCTTCTCTCGTATTGTTCTTGTAATGAAAATACTCCTGAGGCTATTAAAACTGTTTTTTCTACAATTACAACTCTTCCAGATCCACCATTACCACCACCATTAGCTGGACTAGGTGTGTTAGGACCAAATGATCCCGCTCCAGCTCCACTTCCAGAATTAGCAGTTGCATTACTTGCGTTTGATGAACTTGGTGTAGGTTGACCTGCTGTGGCTGTAGGACCGCCTGCGGCTCCGCCACCACCTCCGCCACCACCTGCTGAATAGTGAACACAAGATCCAGATGTGTTTAAAGTTAAACCTGCTCCACCTGCACCGCCACCACCTGGGGCACCATCTGCGCCTGCTGCGTTGGCTCCACCGCCACCACCGCCATGTTGAGTAGGTTCTCCACCACCATCTCCACCATCATTACCTTGACCAGGAGTTCCATCTCCACCTAATCCACCACCTGAGGCAGGTTGTGGTCCACTAGAAGAAGGTCCATTAAATGCTGCTCCAGCACCTGAACCACCATCACCACCAGTAGCTCTTAACCAATTGTATGGCACGTTTCCACCTGTTCCGCCACCACCACCTCCAGTAGCGCTAGCTATTGTTGTACTAGGAGTAGATATTGAACTATCATCACCGCCTGCACCATTTCCATTAAATTGAACTCTTCCATTACCACCACTTCCAACAGTAACAGTAAAATTAGAAGAGGCACAAATAGTTTGATTAGTTCCTTGCACAAGACCGCCAGCACCTCCGCCACCACCTGCGATAGCTCCACCTCCTCCACCACCTGCTACGACTAAATAGTCAATAGCAAATACAGTTGAGGGTGATGAGTACGTCCCTGTACTTGTAAAATTTTTTACTGGTGAGGGTGATGCTATAGAATTAGAGATTACAATATCAGGTCCAATTATTCCGCCATTGCCAGCCATAATTTAAACCTCCTATGCGTCGTCTATAACTTCATAAGATATGAATAAATCTAAATCTCCAGAAGCACTAGCTCCACCTTTTAATATATCACCTTCCATAAGATAGATAGGTGTATCAACCAATACTAACGTTGCATCAGCTGGTACTGAAACTGTTTTTGCTAAATAGACCGTTGCGTCTGCTCCTGTTGCAGAAATACCAGATGCTCCAGCAGTTGTTAAGCCGTCAACAAATAAATCTACATCTGCTGCTGCTGATCCATCAACGTTTGCTACTGTAATTCTATTAATTTTTAATAATTTTTCTGCATCAACTGTTAATAAAGTTGCAGTTAGAGTGTTAGATAAATTAAAACCTAAGTTTCCACCTAGGATTGATGTTACATTTACTATATTTGGGTTTGCCATAATTTAATCCTTTTATCCAAATACGATTGCCATTGCAATCGCTTTTCCTGTTGTTATACCAAAAGTGGATGTTGATGTAAACCCTAAAGTTCCTGAGCCATCTGTTGTTACTAAAGCTTGAGAAGCAGAGCCTACAGCTGCTGGAAGCGTCATTGTGTAAGAAGTCGCTGTGCCAGCCGATTTTAGACCTACATACTCTCCACCCGTAGTATCTTGTAGTCTTAGTTCTTTTTGAGAACCTATGTTTAAACCTGTTGATGAATTCCAAACCAAATTTGCATCTGCACCAAAAGCTCCTGAATCATTAAATTGTACTTGTGTATTTGATCCTGCTGGAGTTGCTACAGTATCTATTTCAATTTCATAAACACCTGTGTTAGTTGCAACACCATCTAAATAAATAGCTTTCCAACCTTTATTACCTGTTGCAAAAGTTACCGTGGCACCTGAACCCGATGCAGCTTTTAATTGAACTGTTTGTGAACCCGATGTACTATTTTTAATAAAATAAAAATTTTCTGTGTTAACTGGGAAAGTGACAACTCTGCTACCAGATATTGATCCCGTAAGTTCTATAACTCTATTTTGTGCTACACCTGTTAGCGCACCATTATCAATTGCTAAAGCTGTTGGTGTTCCTGAATCAGTCACAGCTTGAGAAACATATCCACCTGTAAGCTGCTCTATAAGAGTTAAATTTGTATTAGTCTTTGTTCCCCATGTACCGGCATTTTCACCGGTAGCCATTAGTTCGATCCCAAGATCTGAATATGTTGAAGCCATAATTTTTTTTCTCCTAAACTACGTGAGTTACGTCTGTATACGATGTATTTCCTACCACGTCAACATCATTATAACTTGTATTTCCTACAATATTAATATCTTGATATCCTAAAGCTATTAATTCTCCAACTGTAGAAGTGACTACTTGTCCTAGACCCACTAAACTAGCATTAGTTACTTGAACTGTAGTTAAAGTTCCTACAGCTGTTGAAGCTGACTGACCTGCTAATAATGCTGGAGTTATATTATCTATGGTTAAAGAACCTACAGCAGTTGTTGCAGAAACACCTGTTACAGCTATAACAGGGTTAGAAGAAATTGTAATATTACCAACATTTGTTTGAGCAGCAGATGGAGCAGTTATACCCATTACGTCTGCAGGAGATATGCTTCCTACTGCACTTGTAGCTGATAAACCAGATAAACCAATTGAGTGATCGTCTACAGATAATAATCCTGGACTTGACGTTAAACTTAATGCAGGTAACGTAAGTGTGTGATTAGAAAATGAAGTTAAACTTCCTACTGCACTTGTAGTTGATAGAGCAGGTAGACCTACAACATCTTCTGCTGTAAGAATTCCAACACTAGTAGTTGCAGAAAGACCTGTTAAATTAAATACTGCAGACTCAACAGTGCCCCAACCATTTTCACCCCAGTCAAGTGTACCCCAACCAGGTTTAACTTGTATGTTTTCTGATGGAAGATTTACTGAAGCTGTTGCTGATAATCCTGTAAGTGTAACAATTGGTGTATCACCCCAAGATTGATAACCCCAAAATTCTCTACCCCAACCTTGTTCAATTAAAGTAGAATCATTCCAACCAGCTTGTCCCCAACTATACCGACCATATCCTGAAGTAGCGCCTGTGTATGACAGGTCTCCTAAAGATGAAGTAGAAGAAAGACCCGTTACTGTGAGTGTAACGTCAGCCATTTTTTACTCCTATGCTATTTGAACGATTGCGTTTCCTGCTGTTTGAGCTGGGAATTGAACTGTGAATGTTCCACTAGTTACAGTTTTGTCTGCACCAAAATTAACAACACATACAGCTCTGTTTGTAGTAAATCCTGTAACTGCTGTTGAGTTATAAATCATACAACCTCTTGCTGTAAAAGTAGCTGAAGTAAAACTAACATCATTAAATTTAACACATGCCGTGTCACCAGATAAAACTGGATCAGCTGATGCTGTTAGTGCTGTTCCACCTGCAGTATAACCAGTGTTTGATGCGCCACCATCAGTTTGACTTTGACTAACTTCAAGTGTGTTAGTTGGAACTGCATTAGCAGATGCAGGTGCTGTGTATTGAGTTGTTGATTTATTTAAAGTTGCTGAATCACTTGAGAATAAAGCTAATTTGAATGCATTACCTGTAGGAGCACCGCTTGAATCATTAAAGTTATGGCCACCTTGTAAAATTTCTACTTTAAAAGAATTACATATTGCCGATGTTATTGTCATAATTTTTTCTCCTCATTTACGGAGACGGTGACTTGACTGGTATTCTAACTGTTCCGTCAGTGTAATCGTCTCGTCTTCGTCTTCCTAGTTGCATTCCTGCAAACTGTTGTATTGCATTTTTATATCTATTTTCATAATAAGTCAACATATCCATTGGACCTTTTAAATATCCAAAAGCTTCTACAAGACATGCGTATAAAAGGCCTTGTGGGAAGTATGTACTTAAATATGTGTTATTATTAAAACCAGTGCCAGATCCAAGACCATTTGGCATTTTGTTGTAATAAATTCTAAATTTATATGCTGCATCAGGTGTAGGAGCTATATAGAAACCTCCTGATGAAGTGTCTGTTGTATTATCAGCACCACCAAACATTGCATAATATTTGGGAAAACCTGTTACATCCTGTGCTGTAAGATCTCCTTCTGGTCCTGTTAATCTATCTACATATTCAGATAAATACGTTTGATCTTTTTTCTCTAACCAAGTTCCGTTACCTTCTGTGTTAGCTGTAGAATTAAATACTTCTACACCTCTAATAAATAAAGTTCCAGCAGGATTATTAATTGTATTATTGTCTGTAGATAAAGTACCTTCTTGAACAAACCTTTGAGAATCCATAGGGAGTTCTTGATAAATTCTAAACTCAGCAGCCATAATAATACCATCAACAACAGTTGTAGTTAAGACATCAGAACCTACTTCTGTATAGTCTCTTATTGCTGTAGTTAGTGTGCTGTAATCGTATTTTTTAACTCCTGACATAATTAAGCCCTATCATTTATCGGTCCAATTGTACACTGAAAACCGCCTCCTGTTTCTGTGCTACTAGCATTACTAACAAGTTCAAAACCAAAACCTACCTGTGTTGTTGTAAGAGCAGGATTACCATTGCTATCATTATATCCAGCAAGTGCTTCTGTTTCTTCAAGAAAAGATATTTTATAAGCTCCAAAAACTTTAGCTAAATTACTATGTGAACTTGCAACTGTAGATGTAGGAGACACACCTCTGTAAGGTGCACTTGTTCCTCTAGTACAGCCTGTTAATTGATGTGTAGATCTTCCTGTGTACTCAATAACTTCGTTTTCATAAATTCCTGTTGTGCTGTTTACTTTTTCTATTACAATAAAACCAGATGTTGGAAATTCAGAACCATCTGTTAAGTTAATTGTAGTGTCGCTATCTGTTATCGCCCCATTTAAAGTTGTTGATAATTGTAGTGTTGAAATTGCAACTCCACCTACTGGAGATTTAATATCTCTTAATCTAATAAAATCATTGACCTGCATAGCACCATTCTCAAAAGCTATAGAAACAGTTGCATCAGCAGCTGTAGTTGTAATAGGATTGTTTGGTAAAAAATCTTCTGTTGGAAATTCTGTTCTAGCAGTTCTTGCTCTTTGTAAAGCTTGTGGATCTGCACTTGTTGGTTTAGGATCTAACTGTGGTTGTTTAGGCTCGTATTCTGAAACATGGACCAGGGCACCATTCCATTCTCTAACCATTTCGTTATATGGAAAAGCCATGCCTGATCTATCTGAAATAGCTAAAGCATATTTACCTTGAGAAAAAGTAGTCATTAACCAATACCCGGATAATATATTTTAGGAGATATATATGTAGAGTTAGAAGATCCGTCTTCATCTTCTGCTCTTAACAATTCATCTTCATATAATAATTTTAATTCTTGAACTCTTTGTGGTGCATATTTTACAGCTAAATAATAAGACAAACCTGCAATCATGCATGGGACAAATCTGTAAGGTACATCACTTGCATTTGTATAAGCACCTACATCGTCAATTCTTTTTGTGTAATAAAAATTTATAAAATCACCAGCTTGTGAAGTACCTGGTGTTAAATATAAAGTAACTGTAACCTTATCTATAAATCTTTGAACCCAATATTGTGTAGGTAAACCTTTTGAAGTTTTATTAGAAAATCCTTGATACTGTGATCTACTAATTTTTGTCATAGGTGTATCTACGTTTGTAGATGCAACTCTATAATTCAATTCTTGTATATCTGTCATTCCATTTGGAAATTGTAAAACAGCATCACCAGTAGTGTGAGTCGCAGCCGTGCTGCCATTAACACCTCTAACACATCCTGTTAAATTTAATGATGAGATACCTGAATAAGTAATTTGTTCAGTTCCAATTGTTATAATTCCACCTGTTGTCGGCATTCCAGTAACAGAAGCAACACCAATAGTTGCAACACTAGAATTTATACCTGCAGATAAAGTTGTACTAATACCGCTTGACGTACCATCAGATGGTGATCTAAAGAAAGTATAAACTGCTTGACCATCTACTAAAGATACATTTTGATTTTTTACTTCCCAAAAATGTAAACCTCTATTACCCCATTCAGAAAATAAAATATTTAAAGATCGTTTCGCAGTTTTTAATTGATAACCAGAAACACCTTGCATACCAATACGTTCGTATGCATCTTCAATAATTTCATCGATTCCGAGGTTCTTGTCAAAGACATAAGAACCAGAGGTAGTGTTGGGCATACTACGCTCCTGTGATAGTTAACGTAACGCTTCCGTCAGATCCACCTGTTTGTGTTAAGGTTGCACAAATTCCATCTTTACAAAGAATTCCAGAACCTGGAACATAAACTGCTAAACCTTCAGTATCATATTTAAAAGTTGCTACTAAATTACCGGCACCAGTTCCACCTGTTGTAGCTGAATCATGTAAAAGTAAAACAGAACCTGCTTCACCTCTACCTTGAATAGAAGTAATTCTAGCTCTGCCTGCTCTTAATAATGATACAGCACCCGTATCTTTTTGTAACGTTGTTTGATCACTTGAAAATGATCCACCGCCGCCTATAGACATAATGTTTCTCCTTATTAAAAGTGCTCCCGGAGGAGCACTTTAATTATTTTTATTACGCGCTTACGCCAGTTCCAGCCACTCTAGATTGGAACGTGTTAAAGTAGTCAACAACTAAGTGATTAGCGTTTGTACCTTTGTGTGCACCCATGATATTAAGTTCTAATGCAATATCATCTGGCACAGTCGTAGCTGCTTGCACTCCAACAGGATTTCCGTTTAAGTACAATTTAAATTGGTTTGCAGTAACACCCACTTCACTTCCAGCTGGTTGGTAAGCAAAACCTAATCTAACTGAGTTAGCTGGTTTAGCTTGTACTGTAGCTGTTTGTGTAGGGATAGTAGAATCCAACATAGTGAAAGTAGATCCACCTGCTGTGTCTAACATATCAAAAGATACACCTGCTCCATTTTTTCTAGAAATGAATTGTATTGTAGTTGTAT